GGACCACTTGAATATCAGAAATATAAGGATGAATATAACTGCATACATCAATGTATCCATTAATTAAACCCAATTTTATTTTCATACATCTTGCCTCCTGTTGTGCGCAAGTTGACTGGGAGTGGTAATGGGACTGGTAATTTGCCAAGATTTTGTTGATAATATATATTCATCTCAATCTTTGGTGCTATTATATTATATGCTCTATTAATAACATCATTATTCATTAATGATATCTGTGATGATATATCATTTGTAGGATTCACCTCCAAGTCTCTGATTACATTGTTCATCAATATAAACAAGTCATTTGATGATTGTGGTGGTATTGTTACACCTGTTCTGTTGAACACCGCTGAAACTATCGAATCACTCAGGTACTGTACATTTGCAGGATCAAAGAATGCACTTCTGAGAGTATTCATTTATATAACGATATAAAAAAAAGAAGCACAGTTATACAAATGAGAGTTCTAAAGAGAAATGGATCATATGAGCCAATCATGTTTGATAAAATTACAAAAAGAATCAATGATTTATGCAAAGGTATTTGTGTTCATCCTGAAAAGGTGACTCAAAAAGTGGTTGCATCAATCATTGATGGTATTGAAACTTCCAAGATTGATGAAATTTCTGCTGAAATTGCCGTCCATATGATTACTGAACACCCAGACTATGAAATCCTTGCAACTCGTATCCTTGTTTCAAACCTCCAAAAGCAGTCACCAAAGTGTTTCAGTGATGCTGCAATCCTCAACCACTCTACTGGTCTGCTGTCTCTAGAGTTTATGAAAAACATCAATCTTCTCTATGATTCAACAATCATCCATGATCGTGATTACGACTTTGGATACTTTGGAATCAAGACGCTCATCTCTGGTGGATATCTCTTGCCCAATGAAACTCCTCAATACATGTACATGCGTGTAGCCATTGAAATCCACAAGAATGATGTCAAAAAGGTTATCGAGACGTACAACTATCTGTCTTTGCACTATTTTACTCATGCATCTCCAACTCTATTCAATGCTGGGTCAAACAATCCTCAACTGGCATCTTGTTTCCTTGTGGCTTCAAAGGGTGATTCAATCACAGGAATCTATGATACAATCAAAGAGTGTGCAGAGATTTCAAAGTGGTCAGGTGGTATCGGTGTTCACATTCACGACATTCGAGCAAAGGGTTCAAGAATCAAAGGAACCAACGGAACATCTGACGGAATCATTCCTATGCTCCGTGTATACAATGCAACTGCTAGATATGTAAATCAAGGTGGAAAGAGGAAAGGATCCATTGCTGTATATCTGGAACCTTGGCACGCTGACATCTTAGACTTTTTGACTCTTCGTCTGAATCATGGTGATGAAGAATCGAGATGTCGTGATCTATTTACAGCTCTTTGGATTCCAGATCATTTCATGCAATGTGTGAAGGATGATGCATATTGGCATTTGATGTGTCCAAATGAATCACCAGGACTGAGTGACGTTTGGGGTCTTGATTGGACAGTGTTATATGAACACTACATTTCAACTGGAAAATACAAGAAGAAGGTGAAGGCGCGAGAGATTTGGAATGCAATCATCAAATCACAGATTGAAACAGGAACTCCTTACATGCTTTACAAAGATCGTGTGAATATGCTCAGTAATCAGCGAAATCTCGGAACAATCAAGTCCTCAAACTTATGTGGAGAAATTATTCAGTACTCTGATTCAAAGGAGACTGCTGTGTGTAATCTGGCATCTATATCTCTTCCAAAGATGGTTGAGAATGGTGTATTCAACTTCAATAAACTTGTTTCTGTCACACAATGCATTGTCAGAAATCTGAATCGTGTCATTGATTCAACATATTATCCAACAAAGTGTTCCAAAATTTCAAACATTAAACATAGACCAATTGCAATCGGTGTTCAGGGTCTTGCAGATGTATTCATGATGCTCAATCTTCCATTTGATTCAGACTATGCAAAAGAACTCAACAGAGACATCTTTCACATGATGTATGTTGCAGCTCTTGGTGAATCGTGCAAAGAATCGGCACTGTATGGTCCTTATGAATCATTTGTCGGAAGTCCAGCTTCTAAAGGACAGTTTCATCCAGACTTGTGGGGAGTTGATGATAAAATCCCAGAAACTTTGAGAGAGAAGGTGAAATTCTATGGTCTCAGAAACTCTTTGTTGATTGCTCCAATGCCAACTGCATCAACATCACAGATTCTTGGAAACAATGAATGCTTCGAGCCGTATACAAGCAACATGTATGTGAGAAGAACATTGGCTGGTGAATTTGTAATCATCAACAAGCACCTGGTAAAGAATCTGATTCAAATTGGAATGTGGGACAACTCTGTCAAGGAGAAGATTATCAGAGACAATGGATCTGTACAGAATCTCGTCATTCCAGATTCACTCAAGAGGATTTACAGAACAGTTTGGGAGATTCCACAAAAGTCCATTATAGATATGGCTGCAGATCGTGCTCCATATATTGATCAAACACAGTCGATGAACTTGTTTCTTGAGGAACCAACTGTGTCAAAGATTTCAAGTATGCACATGTATGGTTGGGAAAAGGGACTCAAGACGGGAATGTATTATCTGAGAACCAGACCATCAAGCAAACCAATTCAAGTGACTTTGAGCTGTACAAAGGAGAGTTGTACCAGTTGTTCAGGATAAAATATTGGTCATTAATAAATGGCCAAACACAGTCACATGATTATGATTATCATAGCAATTGTTGTTGTATATCTATTGTTTATTAAACCAACCACATATACACTGTCTTCTCAATTACCAAAGCCAATAAAACCAGCTGGTCTTGGTGGTTCAGTTCCTAATATAGGAAGCACTTATCCAACAAATCCAATAACTTCAGGAAATCGTCCTTTAGTTACAACATTTGGTCCAGAAAGAATGTGTGCAGTGATGGATTATATTAACGCAAATGGACTTACATTGGGAACAATTGATACAACAACTGGTAAAATGTATGATTCAGATTTCACAAACGGACATGGATTTTACCCATCCTTTGTTGCAGATTATGCAAATGATACTAATTTATATGATACATTCTGTTCAAATGGATACAACTATCCATACGCAATAAGTGTTTGTGATGTATATGATATGTTTATTGGATTATGTAATGGAATTCGTACAACAGGTCTATACAATGCTGTATCAATGTCTGATAATACAACTAGACTTGGTGATAATTCTAAACTTTGTACAACATCTGTAGCAGGTGTTACTCCTTCTAACGGAACACCAGATTCATTACTTGTAGGTTTATTTGCACCAGACGTAGATGTTGATCTATTTCAACAATATTGTTATAAACTAACACCTGGAGCTGATGCAAGTGTTACTACTACTTTATAATTAAAAGAATAAAGAGTGTTTAAAGATATGTGGTCAACAACATCCATTCCACACATTGGAATTCAAAAGAATGGAAAAAAGGTTTTCATTCCACCAATGAAATTCCAACTCCCTCTTGCTCGATGTGTATATGGTCTTTCTGAATACAACTCGATATCTCTCAAAGTTTCACCTGAATTTACTGCTTTTTACAGAAACATAGAACAAACAATAGGCATTATAGAGCCTTGGAATTCTGCACTCGTCAATGATATCATTCGTTTTAAAATTGACGAATCCACATGGGTTTTCAATAAAAGCGGTGAACTTGAACCTATTCAGAATACACAAAATGCATATCAAGATGAATTCATTCGATGTATTATTGAGATTCAAGGTACTTATACATACAAAGGTAAAAGTGGTCTTGTTATCAAGTGTTTACAGTTTATGCATGACGAGTGTGAATTCATCGAAGACGTATAATTCCTCTTGGTCTCTCGCCCATTTCTCTCATTCTTCTCGCCTCTTCTTTAACAGCCATTGCACGCTCCATAAGTGCTGGGTTTCTTCTGGCTGCTTCACTCTTTCTTCTCGAAATGATTCTGCCATCCTTCATCATGAGATCTGACTTTGTCAAACCTCCTGATGTTCTATCGCATGTTCCGTGCCATACTTGTGCTCTCGATCCAACAGTCATTTATATTAGTCAAACAAAATTCCGCCGATGCCTCCTGAGTATGCGGCCACATTATACCCTCTTGAATACACTGTAATTGTTGTATCTGTTGCTTGTGGTGTCGCTGTATAAAATGTCATAAAAGGAAACTTTACTCGAGATATGTTCAAGTGACCTGACGGAACATATGAGTGCATAGCAAACGCATAAATTGCCATGGGTTTGCTTGGTGTGCTTGTATATTGCACAAATGGTCTCACATTCACTGTTGATGATTGATCTTCGTCAAATAACAATTCAGTGTTTAAATTGAATACTATTCTACCAAGCGGTGATGTGCTAAATATCCAAAATTCTCGTACTGCATTCTTGAATGTGAGTGAGAATGTGTCATCTTCTTTACCACCTCTCAATGTAAATGTATTCATCTCATATGTCTCTATCAGCGATGAAAAGGTTGTTGGTTGTGGATTTTCAAAGGTTACATATTCCAACACCAATCCACCTTGTACTGATGGAACAATAATTGTCGGATCAAATTGAAACATTTTTCCTGTATATTCGTATAAGTAATTATATCTATATCCTGTTAATATTCTAGTAGCATTTGCTGTAAGTGGAGGAAGAATTTTATATGAATTTATATCCATAAAATCATCAGTTGTTTTATAAGCATACGGAAGACCACCATTATTAGTTTGTAGATATAAATAGGTTCCATCATATCCAATAACTAAACTAGGTCCATCTGAATATATAATTGTAGTTCCGTCGTATTTTGCTAAATGCGCATATGGTGGAGTTCCCAATCCTCCAAAATAAAAGTAAGTACCATCAAAAAAGTAATTTAATAAAAATGGTTTATAAATATTCAATTGAAATAATTCTGTATATGTTGGTATGAATGAATCATCAAATGTTACTTTATATAAATATGGTTGTGCATTCCCATCACCAAATTTTAGTATTGCTAAATAAAATGATGTTCCATCAGTCATGAAACTTTCACTTGATGCACCTATAAAAGATGATGGTCCAATACTTATATATCTTGTATAATCTGACCCGGGTATATCTAATGATGGTACATAATGTTTTATACCATATGGAGTTGATTGATAATTGGATGAATCGTTAATATCTGTTCCAATAGTATATCTCAACCAATATATATCTGTATTCTTAAAATAATATATATAAATATATTTACCAACCAACTGCATATCTATTATACCGTAATTTGCACAAGGACCTCCATCAATTGCACCAAAATCATATGTACTTGTGATTTTGATATTGTTTAAAAGATCAAAATATACCAAAACATTTCCTAAAGATGAATATCCTACATAATCTTTAACCATAACTAGTCGTTGTATATCTGGGATTGTACTAATCGTAGTTATACCTGTAACTGTATTAAACATGGTTACAGAACTATAAGTAGTTGAATATATTATGTCATTATATATTGTATTATTAAAACCAAATGCAGGTGAATTAGTTAATTCTACATACGCATTAGGATCATACACACCACCAGTTGCTTTAACAAGTGATAGATTTTCAAACGTCTCAAACTGTGTATGAATCTGAACCGTCTGATTCTGCAATGCATGCATAGGTATTGGATCTATTGGTAATTTAGTGTAATATGTTCTAGAAGTTGTTGGTGTTGATGTATCATTCTTTCCAACCAATATGGTTAATGCACCCTGATTCTCTATCGGAACATCAATATCTGTTTGTGTATACAAAACTGTCGAATCCATCTCTTGAACTTTTGCACCACCATAAAAAACTTTCGTCTTTTTGGCAAGCATCTGTCCAACTGAATCAACATACCCATAGCCTTTAGGTGTTGGTGTATATCCTGGATTCCATCCACTTTGTATAAGAGTTAAAGGTGCACTTGAAAAACTATTAAATCCATACTTTCCATTGATTATATAATCACATAATTGAATATCAAATCCAAAGAATGATGCGCTATATTCATCTGCAAATGTTATTGATGATCCTCCATACACATAATTGAATCGTGTTCCGTCAAATGTCATTGTGACGTTTGCTTCATAGAACCATAGTTTGAGATTTTGTGTATTATAATATCCAATATAATTGACTGTATATGCTATCAATGATGTACCAGATGAATCATATATACTATATACATTATTATATGGATATACATATGAGTTATTAGGAACAGTATACAATGGTCCAAGTACCATCTTCATTGTGACACTCTTTAATAGATCACCATTTTGTGGTATTGTGCAATATGCAGATGATCCAAAGTTTACATCGGTATCATAGGATACAATGATGCTTGTAGAGTTGTATGTATTCTGAACCTCGTCAAGTTCTTTAAAGAGTGAATTTGCGCTAATAAAGTCACTTCCTGACGCCAAGAGTGTATTGGCACATGACATTCCTTATACTGTTCAATTTTTAAATCCCGATTCAGTCATCACATATCTCATGTTCAATTGACCATTTGCAATTGTACATATATTATATGATAATGCATATATCAATAATACTCTTGATGATGATGAAGGTGTGAGCCATATTTCATGAGTCTGATTTGGTACATTGAGCATATTAAATTCACCAGTTGGATCATCTCTCATAGGTTCAAGTGCAAATGAATATGTGAGAACATTGGAATCTGGAACTCTCTTGTGATATTGAAGTGGTTGAATTATATGTAAATAATTGTTTGTTCCGACATTGTTGCTGAAATGAACAACTCCATTGAAACTCAATTGAATACTTTTAATATCATTGGTATCCATGTACCAATAAAACTCTTTCACTGGATTGACAAAAGATGTTATAATCTGTACATATGATGTGTTTGGTTGTATAGTATATTCAAGTCTTTGATATGATTTGGTCAATAGAGAAATCGGTGAATAATATTGCAACTTTTCAATGTCTGATAGATATACATATTCAACAATTGCATATATATCAATAGGATTAATATATGGTATAGACATGAATACATTAGGTTGATTGAATATTATGTGTATTGATAATGGAACAGATAATGGAAGATTATATGTAAATGGACATTGAACATAATATTCAGATAATGGTGTTGTTGTATATGTCCCAACTATATTTGATAATCCAGCCCTCTTACTTGATGATATATTGATATCATTATTGATATATATATTATCACCATATATACGTTCTATAATAGTACTTCCGCTTTTGAGTTCCATCATATAAATCATCTTTGTACCGACACTTTCAACAACTGGGTCTGTCGTTGGCCATCTGACCAAAAGCATAAAGTTTTTAAGGATATCACCATTGTGTGGTATATCATATGATATATCATCACCAAAGTGAACTGTGTATGGCCATGGAAAATGCATCGTCTGTTTTTGATACACTTGCATCTATATATAGTATCGTTTATTATTAAAGATTTTAACTGCATATATATCAATGGATGAGTATGAGAGTATACACAATATAGAGAATCTCATATACTGTATACGTAGAAACAGTCACGAGTGGTATGACTCCAAAAAGACTATCAACGCCATGAGAAACACTTGGAAAACAACCAAAGAATGCAATGAGCCAATTATGTTTAGCACAATTCTCTTGAATGACTTTGTTATGAATATAGAGATTCATCCTTCTGGGACTGTAAAACCTATCTTAATACGCAAACGCCTCCTTGAATAGTGAGTTTTTTGTATCCATAATAGTACAAGTTGATTGAGTAATTTGCCAGAATGTCGGGTGCATATTCAGGCAGAAATGATAGTGCAAGATATGTAGTACTGTAAGGTAACAACTTAAAGTTCATAGCACCATCCTTCTGGTATTTTTTAGGTTCTTCAGTGAAGCAATACATGTACATGGATTTCACAGGCATTGTGAGATTATGGTCGAGAGGTTGTTTTACAGTGTGATAGAGACCATCTGGAAAGTTTTGTAATATATTATAATTATTCAATCGTAATTCTATATTTTCACTAACATCTATATAATTATTTGTCGATCCATCAAAGTTTTTAACTGGTATTGTGTTATTTATATATTTAGTTGTATATCCATATGAATATCTATATTTGTAATATTTTGAAACATCTTGTTCATATAGTTTATTTCTAACAAACCAAACCATCATAGTTACAGGAAAGTCTGCACTCATATGTAATCTGGCAACACCATTGACATATTCCAATGTACCCTCCTTCTGTACTGTTGGAATATCGTACACGTGTGAGGTTGTTTTGAACAATAGTCGTTCTGATGTACTCAATGTAATCTCTTCAATTATTACATTGACATTCATTATATCAACTATAGATGATGTTATCCATGATGGTTTATTGAAATAAAATATAAAAGACAGATGATCAGATTCTATCGAACACATTGGAAAGTGTTTATTCTTTTGACAGAAGAAGAATTCCAAAGGGACAAGATAGTCTCCACCTGTTGTGCTTCCAACAACCTTTTTAATTCCAGTTTGTTGATCAGCGTCAAGGAAGAGTTCATCGCGAATAATATACCAATCATCATTGACTGTTTCGATGAGTGTAGAACCTACAAAAAACTCCATCTTGTCTATGATTCCTCTCCCAACTGATTCTACATAATCGCCTGGTGGTAAAGAAAATTGAAGATACATGTTTGTCAAGAGATCTGCACAATCATTTGGGAATAATTCAAGTCGTACAACCTTACCTAAATATCCGCTTAAAGAGACGAGAGGGATGCTGCGTTGCGATATTACAAATGGTGTATGAGTATGAATACTTGGAAGAAATGCATTGTCAGTTCCCCAAACAAAAGAATCGATCTGAGCTTCAGCGGACAATGCGGTAAGAGCACCAGCAGCTTGCATACTATTAAACTGTAAAAAAGTCTTTGATAAATTTCACTGATGGTCCCTTTGTGTTTGCAGTTCCTGGAATCTGCACCTCTACACTGTTGTCATTCAAAATCTCCTCACACACCAACGCCTTTTGGTTCTGCACCTTGACGATGCTCTCTTCAACACTTGGTGGGTTGTCGCTGACGTAAATGAACTTCTTGACGTACACGTTTCTTGTTTGTCCTGTTCTATGACATCTGCCAATGGCTTGTAACTCGGTCGCAGGATTCCACGACGGACTCATGATGTAGACTCTCGTCGCCTCCTGAAGATTGAGTCCAACGCCACCAGCCTTGATCTGAATGATGAATACTGCACCTTCTTGACACTCGCGAAACTCTGTAATCCTTTCAGCTCGAAGTTCTTTGGACACTGAGCCATCCAACCTATAAATCCTGTATTTTTTGAGTCTTTTCTGAATCTCATCCATCTCCCCCTTAAACTGACAGAATATGAGCGTCTTTTCCGTCTTGTGTGAATCGACAGACTCTACAAGAAGATCCATCTTTTTTGACGAGCACACAAAGTCTTGGG